AAGAATGATATCCATACTGTTATTTACACCTAATCAGGATGAACTATGTAACCTTTTTCTTTGATTTTAGACCAAAATTGCCTTTCTGACCATTCCTCATGAAATCTTTCTTTACTAGATTTTAGCCATCTTTCATAAGAATCTTTTGTTATTTGAAGAGCTGCATTCTTAGATTTCCAATCTCCCACTTTAGTATCAGAATCTCTATCTATTTTGTAAATTTTGAAAAATTGCCTGTAGATTTTAAGGTGAGCTGATTCAATATCGTGAACTGTTTTATATTTATCCACAGGTGACCAATGAGGCACGGCAATTAGTTTATTATCGACTTTTCCACCGTCAATAAAACCTAAAACACCAAGAATACGGCAAGATACTAAACTCCCTCTATCTATAGGGTCATGGTTAAAAATTAAAACATCTAAAGGATCATTATCAAGAGCAATGGTTTGTGGGATAAACCCATAATTTATTGGATATTGCAGAGAAGAAACGAGACATCTATCTAATTTAAATATGTTTAAATTCTCATCATACTCGTATTTAGTATTGGTTCCTTTAGGGATTTCTACAATACAATTCACATGCTCATAATCATCTGAAGTAATAGGAATATCGTTAACTAAATTCATTTAAATCTTCGTTTTTAATTTCCCAATTATCTGCTCTTAAAGGGAAAGGTTCTGGACCTCTCATCCGAACTGTACCTTTCGGATAGAAAGATGCCCTCTTTTTAAAATCTTTTTTAGAAACCCAGCCACAGATAGAAAGGTTTTTCTTTTTGGTATTCAAAGAAGTAAAAATATAAGCCTCTGATTTATGTTTTAATTGAACATCAAAAACATTATTTATATAAAAAGGTTTAGGATCTACAGTCCTATTCATAGACTTTATGTCGGTTTTGTGGTCTTTATACATTATATCGTAACCACCATCAAATCCTTTAGGCTCTATTAAAGAAAGGCCCAAGTATTGCCTAACCATATTTTCAGAAAGAATCCCAATAAATTGTTCTTTTGGGCTACCATCGTCCTTGCCTCTTTGCCCAAAATTGTTCTCTTCCACTAATTTTTTACTATAATTGTATAACTCTCTTTTAATTGGTAATATAATCATATTTATTAACTCTCATTTAAAAGAATGTATATAGGCGCTATTTCAGCAATTTCTTCGCAAACACTTTCTACTTCTTTCCTGTGCATCTTTCTAGCCAATTGTTTTAATTTAGTAACCTCCCAGCAAAACCTCTGATAATCATGGCCTTGCGTGATATTTTCTCTGGTTTTGTTATCATAAACAAAATTATCAAAGACTTCATATCTTGTAGGATCGATGCATCTTTCGATAGGATCAAAAACAGAATTGCCCACAACAAAATTAAATATATCGTGGCTGTTTACCTTGATGTTAACCTTGTTCATCAAGTATTATATATAGCAAAATCTATATGTCTACAGCTTTTTATCTTTAAGCTTTTCAAATGCTGGTTCGTATGCTTTTATAGCTGCCTTTAAATTTTTTTTCTTCTCTGGATCTGAAGTTCTTTTAAGGGCTACTTTCGCTCGCTGTATCATAACCAACATCGCTTGAACTTTATGAGCATGTTTTCTATTAGAATTTTTAATTATTTTAATAGATTGCACAGCGGTTTTAGCATCTTTAAATCCCAATCCTTTTATTGTTCCTTTTGGATCTTCATCTGTATAAAGATCAGAGTGTTCTGATTTAGGTCTTTTGCTACCATCTTTTTTCTTCTCTGGTATTCTAGCTTTATCACCATCTGATTTATATGCCCCGCCTCTCTTTTGACGTTTACAATATTGTTTCTCGCTAAATCCTTTTGGATTATTACAATCTATAGAACGTTTTCTTTTAGCGCTCCACTTGCTAGCTCTAATTTGTTCAGAAAAGTCTAGTTCTAAATTCATTATGAAATTCTTATTCTGCTTCTTATCTTAGAAACATGACGTTTCTTTTCTAAGACTGAACCACCCTCTCTACTACCAGCACCATTTGTATTACCCTCTATAGTGACAACGTAACCGCTAGAGTCCACATCTTTCACTGCTATGCCAATATGTGAAAAAGTAAATACTACAATATCGCCAGCTTTGATATCTTCATTTGTGGGTTTTCGTAGATCTACTCCTTTTCCATCTTGTTGTTTAGCCCAATTTTCAAAGTCCCACGCTCCAGCAGTCCTAGGACGTTTAAAGGAAATATCTTCCCCCTCTATGGCTTCTCTAACTAACCAGCAAATAAAAGCAGCACACCAAGGCCAACCCTTATCTGGATCTAACCAAGTAGCAGCTTTATATTCATCTACTCTGGGGCCACAGTTACTACCATCAACTTCTGATACTCCTATTTCTCCACGGGCTAACTGAACCATCTTCTCTGATATGCTACCAGTAGCATTAGTAGTCTCTTTTGTTGATAGTTTAGCTAGTATAGCGTTCCAAGTCACTGGTCCATCTATACCATCAGCAGAAACACCAAGGAGTTTCTGAACTGCTTTTACAACTTCTTTTTTTCCTTTAAAATTCATTACGCACACTTTCTACTAAACCCAGCACATATCGACATCACAAAACATAACACGATAGTCAGGATCATAAAATCTCTATAAGTTTTAATTTTATTATTTAAATTTTTGCTTTTAGATTCATTATAGTACATTTTTGTATCCATGATCCCATTGATTGCGTCAATAGTCGGGTCAGTCATTTCATACATTATAGGGACTGAAGCTTTGATTTTATTCACATCACCAGATTTTCCCCACTCAATCAACTTATCAACATAAACACTTATTTTTTTTTCTTGCTCAAAAACAAAGTTGGCTAACTCTACTTCATCTGGAGTTATATCTTTCTTGTATCCTTTTAAATATTCGTCTTTGTTAAGTCTTTCTTCCTCTAGTATATCAACCATTTCTGTTGTAGAGATAACTCCGTGAGATGTTTTAACCACAGAGTTGACGATTATAACCCCATACCAATCAAAACACATGCCTATTTCCATTATAGAAGACTCTGATTGTCTAGCATTTTCTTGTAAAGTAGACTCGATATCCTCTGTGAGAATCAAACCTTTCCAAGAAAAACAAAAGCAAATAGCTGCTAGGCAGTAAACAATAAATTTAGGTCTCATCTTTTAATAAATTTCTCTGGGTTCTTAGCAAATTTCTCTCCTAGTCTTACAATACCACTAATTACCTCTGGGCTAATTACACCTATTATACCGTAAGTGACAGCTTTTGCTAGTGAAGAGACATCAGTCTGCTCCAATACAAACCACGCTATTCCAGCAGCTATGGCGGCTGTAGCTACTCTTTTAAATTGTTGTTTTAAAGATAAGCCGCTGTTTGCAGAAAGTAATCTAGCAAACATGGCGGCAGCACCCACAAGTGGCACTAGCCATCCTCCGTTTAAAAACTCCCTTAAAATAGACTTTTCAGGTTCCATGTTTAATTATTTACACGGAATAAAAAAAAAGCCCCCCTTTCGGGAGGCTTTAATCGTGTTTTTTTTTAAATATATTAGAATTCGTATTTAAATCCTAGTCCAAAGTTCCAATCATGATCGAGACTATATGGTGAATTGTCTACATCATTATGGTTGTAGGTGGCTTTAGCTGCAATTGAAAGCCCATTACCGAAATCGTAATCAACAACAGTTCCAACTTCTACTGCATTGTAAGAGTTAGCGAAGTTAGATGTGATGAATGGAATCACAGTAAGATTAGCTACAGGAGTTTCAAAAATGCGTGAAACAGTTAATTCTACGCCATAAGAAGCACTTGATCCAAGCTCATGCCAAACAGTTGTGGTTACATCAGCTAACTCATGAGAGTAAGCTAAACCAAGACCAACTTGCTCCCAGTCACCAAAATCAGCTTCTACCTTTTGGAAAGATACTTTAGCATCAAAGGCTTGACCCAAAAGATCAACACCTTTGGTCCAAGAAACATCAACTTGCGAGTCAGTGTCTTCGTCTGTTTCAAAGAGTCCTACACCAGCAGAAAGAGATCCACCACCAACATCAGTTCCAAGAAGAAGTGTGTAGTTAAATGCATCATCTCTAACTTTTAGACCCCTAGTGTTTGTTAATTGAGTGTGAGAAACTCCAATATCTACAGAAATACCTTGAGTAAGATTAGAAGAAGTTTCGGTTCCCGCGCTACTAAAAGCAGCACCCAACATAGTCATAAGACCAATTACTAGTTTTTTCATATATGTTTTTATTATTACAATTTTGTAATCTTCGTCAAGCAAAAATTACACTAAAAGTTATTTCGTAGGATAAATTTCTCGTTCTAGCCGACGAAAACGAGTATCTGAATGCCAAACTTCATCAGTTTGAGGTGTATAAACACCCTCTTTAGTCTGTATCGGAAGCCCCTTCTTCAGTTTTAGAGTAGAAGGCTGATAAATGTTTAAACTGTTTACGTTCAGCAGTGAGTTGCTGGCGCAAGAGGTCAGCCCTATCAGCGTCATCATTACTGCCAGTTTCCCTAAGTTTTTCAATTTCATTGATAAGTTTATTTTCTGTTTGTTTATGTTCTTTATGCAAATCGTAGTAAAATTTATTATTTTTTATATTTAAAAATAATTCTAAAGATTTTAAAATAGATTTAATTATAGAAAGCATTATTTTTTAACTTTCTTACTGTAATCAAAAATAAGCTTTTCTGTAACATCACCGTCATAGACCTCTTTTACAACGCCTCTGACTGCTTTAGCACAATCAATAGCCCAATCGCGAGAACCTTTTAGCTTTGCACTATAGCCATGATGATACTCGCCCTTCTTCGTATATACCCTGTAAAGGATAGGTTTCGATTTCATTTATTTGGTATAAATTGCAGGGATAT